AAAAAAAGACTGAAAAGGCTGACATGGACAAGGATGAAGAGGACATGGAAGACAAAGAAGATAAAGACGAAGAGGACATGGAAGACAAAGAAGATAAAGACGAAGAGGACATGGAAGACAAAGAAGACAAAGAAGATAAAGACGAAGAGGACATGGAAGACAAAGAAGATAAAGACGAAGAGGACATGGAATACAAAAAAAAGAAAGCTAAAAAGAAAAAATAATTTATTAAATTATTTTTGAGGAGATATTATTCATGAAAACAATGTTACTCGTCGAAGAATTAACACCCGTTGAAAGCAACATAATCCAAGAATCATCTAATGATGGGAAAGATATGTGGCTTTCGGGTATTTTCATGCAATCCGAAATCAAAAATAGAAATGGGCGGGTTTATCCTTTAAGCGAAATTTCTGCCGCTGTTCAAGGTGCAGGTCAACGCATTAAAGAAACGAATGGTATATTTGGTGAATTGGATCACCCGCAGACTCTTTCTATCAATCTTGATCGTATATCTCATGTCATAACAGAACTTTGGATGCAAGATAATAATGCTTATGGCAAAGCAAAGCTTTTAAATACACCAATGGGACTAATTGCAAAAGAATTAGCAAAAAGTGGAGTTAAACTTGGTGTATCAAGTCGTGGTGCAGGGTCTGTTACAGAAAGTGGTGGTGTAAGTGGTTATCAGTTCGTAACTGTTGACATCGTAGCACAGCCAAGCGCACCAAATGCTTATCCTGGTACAATTTATGAGTCACTTGAACAATATAAAAAGGGTCATAATATTATAACACTTGCTGAACAACTTCGTAATGACCCAGCAGCTCAGAAATATTTCCAAAAAGAAATTTTAAAATGGGTTAAGGCAAGTTCCTTCTTTAACAAATAAGGAGTTTACATTATAATATAGAGTATTATGTATTCAACTTCTTTACTAGATTTTTCTCAAAAAAAATTAACAAGAACAGAAAAAATAAAATTTAAATTTTTATTTTATGATGTTTGGAATCAGCTATTAGCACAAACATCATTTCTTCCGGACAATTTTACCCCCCAACAACGTTTATACTATGTTTCTAATAATATCCAATCAATTCTTACATGTCCTGTCTGTAAAAACATCATAACTAAATGGGACAACTCTAAAAAGAAATTTTCTACAACTTGTAGTTATAAGTGTCACGCTAACTATCATGTGACAACAGAAAATAAAAAAATGACAAATTTACAAAAATATGGTGTAGAGAATCCGTTTCAAAATGATGTAATTAAACAAAAAATTAAAATGACAAATTTACAAAAATATGGTGTAGAGAATCCATCTCAAAACAAAGAAATAAACCAAAAACGAAACAATACTTTTGCTAAATGTTGGGGACAACACCCACTGAAAGATAAGAGAGTAATTGCAAAAAGAACAAAAACTTTAGAACAAAAATATGGTGTTAGTAATATTTCTCAGAGCGAAACCTTTAAACAAACGAAAATAAAAACTCACCACCAACACTTTGGATATGATTATAGTTCACAATCCAATACATCTAAAATTATACACCTATTAGATAATGAAGATTGGCTTCGAGAACAACATCATACAAACAAACGCCCACTAAATAGTATTGCCGAAGAATTGAAGGTTGATTTAACAACAATTATATTTTATATAAAAAAATATAATATAGAACAAAAATATTATACTCAATCTCAAGCAGAACGCGATATACAACAATTTTTTAAAAATCTTAATATTAAATTTGTAGCAAATACAAGACAAGTAATTCCACCGTTTGAATTAGACATTTATATTCCAGAGTACAATCTTGCAATAGAATATTGTGGATTATACTGGCACAGTACTGCTCATGAACGAATAACAAAAAATTACCACAAAGACAAATTAGACAAATGTAAAAATCGAGGAGTACGGTTACTAACGATCTTTGAAGATGAGTGGGTGCATAAACAAGATGTTGTAAAGCAAAAAATATTATCAGTGTTACACAAAGACAATCGAAAGAAGGTATTTGCAAGAAAATGTGATATTGTTAATGTTTCTTTAAAAGATAAAACAACTTTTTTTGAACAAAATCATATTCAGGGAAATGGTCCTGGTTCAATAACATATGGATTAGTGTTTGATAACAAGCTAGTTGCGGCTATGACATTTATTAAACAAAAAGATAACAAATTTATTCTCAATAGGTATGCAACCTCTGCACATGTTGTTGGCGGATTTTCTAGGTTGTTAGAACATTTTAAACGAAATAATCAATGGAGGGAGATACTTTCTTTCGCTGATTTAAGATGGTCTGATGGTAATTTATATGAAAAAAATAAATTTATTTTAGATAAGATATTATTGCCAGATTATCAGTATGTGGATGGGAGCAATATTAAAAGAATTCATAAATTTAATTTTAGACACAAAAACCTTAATAAAATATTAAAAAACTATAATCCAACACTAAGCGAGACACAAAATACAATAAATAATAATTGGTATAAAATTTATAATTGTGGTCTTGCTCGTTATAGGATTGTTTTATTATAATTTATACAATAAGTTAGAATTTAAGAGGATTATAACTTACTGTTTTTAAACAAATTATTTTTAAAATTACATTATTTTCTTATTTTTTGAACTAGAAAATAAATAATTAACAACACAAAACGTTAAAGTTTTGATCACACGTGCTCAGGAGAAAGCAAATGAACGAATTGTTACAGAAATTACTTGAAGCTGAAATTCTTACACCCGAAACAAAAAAAGCACTCGATGAAGCTGTAAAGGCTCATCTCGATGAGGCAACAAAAAAAGCAAAAGAAGATGCAGAGATTGCAGTCCGGGCTGAGCTAACAGAAACTTGGGTTACTGAGCGCGATGCCTTAATTGAAGCCATTGATAGCAAGGTTGGTGAGTATCTCACCGCTGAAATTTCTGAATTAAAAGATGGTATTGAAAGTTTCCGTGATCTTGAAGCAGAATATGCTGAAAAGATTGTAGAAACCAAAGCACAAATGTCTAATGAACTTAAAGGTGATATGGCCGAGTTAGTTGAAAAGCTCGATGCGTTCCTCGAACTTCGTCTGACAGCAGAACTTAGTGAGCTTAATGAAAACATCAGCGAAGTGCGCCGGCTTGATTTTGGTCGTAGAATGTTTGAAGCATTTAAAGAAGAATATGCAGAGAATCATATGGATCCTTATTCTGCTGAAGCAAAAGCTCGTGCGTTGGAAGAAGAGCTTTCAACTAAAGTTAAGGAACTCGATATCGTTACGAAGAAGCATAAAGATATTGTTCGTAAAGTTAAAATGGACAAAGTACTTTCCCCACTTAAGGGAAAACATAAAGAAGTCATGGAAGCAATTCTTAAAAACGTTGACACTGAATCTCTTGAAGAAGCATACAAGACATTTATTGGCCGCGTGCTGAAAGAAGATGGAAATCAGGACACCTCAGAGAAGGAAACTCCAGTACTAGCTGAAGGCAAATCTGAAAATAAGAAAGATAAAAAAGAAGCTGTAGTATTCACTAAGACAGGTGACAACGAAGACCTCCTCCGGGAAGCAAAAGAAGAACATGAGGCTAATAACCAACTTTCTTCAGACGCACGCGGGCGGCTCCGTCGTATGGCCGGTATTGGTGAGTAATAACTTTAATACTTTAAGCTAGTTCACAACAACAAGGAGATTTACATGGACGAAATGTTTGAAAATTGGAGCGAGACGAAAGAAGCTCTTTTGGAAGGCTTAGACAGCCGCAAGAGGGGGATTGTTTCAACTTTGCTCGAAAATGAAAAAAATCACGTACTAAACGAAACCGCAGCCACGGGTGCAGTAGCAGCTCATGACATCGCTGGTTTTCGTAAAATTTTAATCCCAATGATCCGCCGTATTATTCCTGGCACAATCGCTACGGAAATCGTCGGTGTACAGCCAATGCAAGGTCCAGTTGCTCTTGTATACTCAATGCGCTACAAATACAGCGAAGCTGCAAATGGCTCAAATGCATTTAGTGGCTCAAGCATTGGAGCTGGCAATGAATTGTTCGGTGGTCCCGACGGAGCCGCAACACCATCCCCAATTCGTGCATGGTATTCAGGTAACATGGGAACTGCGCAAAATGCTGGTGCTTCTGGTATGAGTTATGTGGATAGCCTTGGTGGCATTGTTCCAACAATTCCTGCCGGTGGTGGAACTGGTGCTGCTTGGCCTTCTTCACTTGATGCTGCTTCTGTTGTTTCAGCAGGTGCTGCTGGTCCACTTCATGGTGGTTCCGGTTCATTCATTGAAGGTTCTGGTGGCCGCAAGGTTTCACTGGAAGTGGTAAGTCAAGCTGTTGAAGCTGGTTCACGTAAGCTGCAGGCTGGTTGGACGATCGAAGCGATGCAAGATCTTCAGGCTCAGCATGGTATGGATCTTGAATCCGAACTGACTCGTGCTCTTTCAGCTGAAATTGTACAAGAAATTGACCAGGAAATCTTGGTTGACCTTCTCGCCTTGGCAGGAACCACCGCAACATTCGATGGTACAAGCCCTGGTGCATATGGTGGCACAAACTATAAGCCAGCTTATGTTGGTGACCGTTTGGCTAACCTTGGTCCAATGATTAACGTAGTAGCAAATGAAATTGCCCGCAAGACACGCCGTGGCGCAGGTAACTTCATTGTTGTTTCTCCAATGATCGTCTCCGTACTACAGGCTGCAAGCAAATCAGTATTTGCTCCAGCTGTTAAAGGTGACTTCAAGGGTCCAAACAACACGATGCTTGTTGGTACCTTAAACGGTACGATCAAGGTATACAGCTACGTGTGGAACTCTGCACAGTCTGTTTCAGTTGGTGGATCCGGAAACGATACTATCCTTGTTGGTTATAAAGGTGGTAATGGAGAAACTGATGTTGGTTATTTCTACTGTCCTTATATTCCTTTGATGAGCTCTGGTGTTGTTATGAATCCAGTGACCTTCCAGCCAGTTGTCAGCATGATGACTCGGTATGGTAAGACCACATTCACCAACTCTGCAACATCACTTGGAAACAGTGCAGACTATTATGGAAAAGTGACTGTAACAGGTTTGACCTTCGCTTAATAGTAAGCATAAAGATAGTAAGTTGTAAAGTACTAGAAACCCCGAAGAAATTCGGGGTTTTCTTTTTGTGGGTTTAAAATTGATATTTGATATAGGATATAAATAAGGCAATATGTAAGTTGATATTCTTGCATCAACTCTGTATTATTATATCTATATGCCTATTAAAAAAACATCTACTCAAGTTTTAATCGAGCTATCTGAAAGAAATCAACAATATCCAGATAGACCTTTAGATCTTCTTCCCAACCAAACATATTCTAGTACTTATAGTAAACTTTGGTTTAGGTGTAGGAATAATCATATCTTTGAAACTTCACCCCATAATGTTTTAAAAGGACATGATTGCAAAAAATGTTCAATGAAACGTGTTACATTGGAAAACCGTAAAGATAATTCAACTTTTATTAAACAACTCGAACAAAGAAATGAGAAGTTTCCCAACAAAAAGGTATCTTTGGTTGAAGGGCAGATTTATCAAAAGACGAATGAGCCATTATCTTTTAGATGCATGCAGGGGCATGTTTGGAATGCAATTCCAAAAACTATTATTCGTGGTTCTTATTGTCCTGAATGTAAACGAAATAAAAACATACTATTGCACACATATACAACAGATACCTTTATCAAGCTCCTAGATGAACGAAATAATACTTTTAATGAAAAAAAAGTCTTCTTGCATTCTAATCAAGAATATAAAGGATTTAAATCACCCCTTGCATTTTTCTGTGATAAGAATCATGAGTGGATAAGCACACCTGATAATGTTTTAAATGCAAAAAGTGGTTGTCCAATATGTGCACGCAAATCATATTCATCCAAATGTATACAATGGTTGAAAGAAATCCAAAAACGAGAAAAAATAACAATTCAACACATGTTACACAAAGATGGTGAATATATTATTCCTGGTACTCGTTTAAAAGTTGATGGTTTTTGTAAAGAAACTAACACTGTCTATGAATTTTATGGTGATTATTGGCACGGCAACCCCTTAACTACCAATCACACCCAATTAAACGAAATAACGCAAACGACTTTCGGCGATCTCTATTCTAATACAGTGGATAGGGAAAATAAAATAAAAAGTCTTGGATATAAATTAGTTTCTATATGGGAATCTGATTATGATAAAAGAGAAATCAAAAATAGCTTTAATGAAATATTAAACAATTTAAAAATAACATCACACACCGTTTATATGTGGACATTTAATCAACTTAAACAAACTTCCAATGATAGATACTTCTTGGCTCAAATTAATAAAAGTGAACCTCTCCCCACCTTTCACATATTTGAGGATGAGTGGGAGAAAAACAAAACTCTTGTTATTTCAAAACTAAAACATTATACAAATCAGAACAATATAACTACAATTTATGCAAGAAAATGTATAATCAAGCCTGTTGATACAAAAGAAAAATCTACATTTTTAAATCAATTTCATCTACAAGGAAATGATAATTCACAAATTGCATATGGCGCCTTTTATGCTAACGAATTAGTTGGGGTGATGACTTTTTCTCAGCCTCGGATGGGCATTGGGGTTCATAAGAACAAACAAGAAAACACCTTTGAACTTGTGCGATTTGCAACAAACACAAATTATCGCATCCCAGGCATTGCATCTAAATTATTAACCCATTTTAAAAAGAATCACAAATGGAATGAAATATATAGTTATGCTGATAGGCGGTGGAGTATTGGAAGTTTATATTATACCCTTGGATTTGAACTAATCAAGACTAACCCTCCAGACTACTTTTATATTATTGATGGAAAGCGCAAACACAGATGGAACTATCGCAAGGACATATTAAAGAAAACCTTGCAAAACTATGATGCTAATTTGACGGAATATCAAAATATGCAAAATCATGGATATTATCGTGTGTGGGATTGTGGTACTTTAAAATTCTCTATTAAAAACTCCCAAAAAACATGAACGTAAGATAAATAATACGTGTTATCAACCGTAATAGGAGAGGTATGATGGACAAACACAGTATATTGGAGTTAGCTGGTCTCGATGAAGGAAAGTATAATTCTGATATTAATAATGGTGTTTATAATGAAATTAAATATTTGCTTAACCAATCATCATAATTTATGACATCCCACATTACTTTTAAAGAATATCTCGCTTCAAAAGAACGGTTGTATGAAGCTATAAAACAAACACCC